TACCAAGGGCTGGACCCTACAAACTTTATACCCACAGGCTGGCTCCTGGCATTGCTCGCCCCCTCGGTCTGGACACCACCTCTCAAGCGGCTGGCCGCTTTCACGTGATAAACTACCGCATCAAGGGCATATGGACCCTAGTCCCTCAGACTTACAAAGCTGATGGGGCCAACGTCGGTAGTACCACTTTCGCATCGTCAACTGGCGTTGACGTTCGGCCTGGCGCCGATTATCAGATTATACTTGACCACGCTGCACTCCACAAGTGCTCGCACGAGGTCATTTTTTCAGCTCTCACTCGAGGCCCCGCCAACGTTTACATCGTGAACGAGCTCTCCCCCAGCGATAGACAAGCCGCTAACGGCCATCCTGTCTGGGGACCAGTGCTTGGCGTGGGGACACTCGATGTTTCCAGAGCTTTCGCCGCCCGCCCGATTGAGTTCGAGGCTTTACCCTGTGACTGGATCACAGGTGCCATTAATTATGATGAGCTTGACCCAGCGTTTCGCGCGCTGTGGGATGAAAAGCCATCGATCGTTCGAGAGATCCGTGCGGACTCGTTCGACCCCCAAATCCGCACCCATTTCCCCCACGGAGGCCCCGACATGAGCTTAGCTGAGCTCGAGCCTCTCGTGTCAAAAGAGTCCCAGGAATACTCCTGGGGGTTGCTGCAAAGCGACCAAATCCGTGACGTTCAGAAGAACGACGGCTTGACGAACTTCCTGTTCGCCAAGCAGTCTAGTAGTCTCGACCCGACGGCGCTTCCAAAAGCCGTGCAACGTCGCATGCGATTCAAAACTCGTGAGCAAAATCTCGCTCACACCATGGCTCGGTCCGATCTCGGGACCGAGCTATTCAGCAATTTCCTCGAAGTATGTCCTCTGCCCCAGGACAGCTTCACCCCTGAGTTATTCGAAGCCTGCCAGGCTGAGAACTACTCCAAAAAGATAGAGAAAGGCAGCACTCTCATAAATAACAACGCTGCCAGGTACGACCCCGACTCCAGTTTCAACTCGGCCAAAATCTTCTTGAAAACCCAAGATAAGGCCAAGTGGGAGTCCCTCCTTAACACGGTTAAAGGAGTCGAAGAACATTGCCG